ATGTCTTATGTTGGGTCACCATTATTCTTTCAGTTTGACAACATATCTAGAGGATTAGGTTGTTTAAATGGTAATTCTGTATGCCAATATAATAATGTTTCTTTCTTTTTAAGCGATGATGGTTTTTATAAATGTGACGGAAATCAAGTACAGGCTATTGGAAATGAAAAAATAGATCGTTGGTTTTTTTCTGATTGTGACTTAGGTGATTTAATTACAATGACAACTTCTATTAATCCAGCATTAAATATTGCTATTTGGAACTATGCTAATGTTGGTGGTGGCAGAAGTATGCTTGTATATAATTGGACTATTGATAAATGGTCAAGAGTAGAAACCACAGCAACAGTATTAGGCAATATTGCAACTAGCGGCACGACTTTAGAAGGTTTAGATACTCTAGGGTACACAGATATAGATACTATGCCTGCATCACTAGATGCTCGATTATGGATAGGTGGAAAATTTTTATTTGCTGGTGCAAAAGATACTAAAATAATTACTTTTACTGGTTCTTCTTACAATAGTGAGTTAGTAACTACTGATTTAGAAGATGGGTATAATTCTGTAATTAATTTATTACGGCCTATGGTTGATAATGGAAGTGCTGATGTTTCTATAGCTAGTAGAAGGGAATTAGATGATTCAATTATTTTTGGAGCTACAGTATCTACTTCTTCAGAAGGTAGAGCTAATATTAGATCAGGTGGTAGATTTCATAGGGTTTCTGTAAAACCAACAGGAAGTTGGCAAACAGCTATGGCAGTAGATGTAGATTTTAAACCTCAAGGCACTAGATAATGGCAAGAATGTATAGAACATTGCCTTATCAAGGTGGTGAGCCTAGAGCAGTTGCAGAAGTAACTAACAATGCTATGAATGGCAAAACTAACAATACTGGCAGCATTACCTTGTCAGCTAGTTCCACATCTACTACTTTAAATGATGAAAGGCTAGGGTTCGATAGCGTTATACTATTGTCGCCTTTGTCTGCAAATGCAGCAGCACAATCACCTTACATATCAACCCATGCTAAAGGAAGTGCAGTTATATCACATACAAGTGTTGCTCATGCAGATTTATTGTTTGCTTATATTATAGTGGGTTAAGTGTTATTATTAAAGTATGAAACTATACATTGTACCTCAAACTCATGTACAACAATTTTGGCATTTAGCTGAACCTTTACTACAAAAAGCATTAGATAAAGGTGATGGCGAATTTACAGCACAAACTTTAAAGTTAACAATAGCACAAGGCCAACAGCAATTACTTCTATTAATGAATGATGATAAATGTGTTTGTGCATTGACTGTGCAATGGGTTATGTACCCAAATGATCGTGTTTGTTACATAACATATATTGGTGGTCGAAACACAAAAGATGGATTTGAACAATTTAAACATTGGGCAAAAAGCAATGGTGGAACTTGCATACAAGGTGCCACTAAATTTAAAGGTGTAGCTAAATTATTTAATAAGCTATACGGATATGAGGAGAAATATACACTAATGGAGCTTAAATTATGAATGACTATTTCCCAGAATTAGACGGAAATCAATCCATTGACAATGGAAAAATGGGTAGAATTTTGTGTAAAGGTGGAGGTGGAGGTGGCACCACTACAACAAAATCTGAAATCGACCCTGAGATTCTTCCATACATAACGTATGGTTTATCAGAAGCTAAGGATCTCTATGGCAAAGATGGCCCAGAATATTATCCATCTGATACCTTTATACCAGCAAGTGCTACAACTACTGAAGCTATGGATGCAGCTGCAGCTAGAGCAAGAACAGGAAGTCCATTAATTCCAGCAGCTCAAGCAGAAACATTAAGCACCATAAGTGGTGACAGATTAACAGCAGGTAATCCGTATTTTGCTGACATGATGAGATCAGCAGCTGTGCCTGCTGTAACAGAATTTAATAAAGCAATAAGAGATATAGGAAGTAGAACAGCAGCTTCTGGAAGGTATGGCTCAGGTGCTATGGGTGAAATGGAATCACAAGCATCAGAAAACTTAGCTAACTCTTTAACAAACAGAGCAGCAGAATTAAGTTATCAAAATTATGCAACAGAAAGAGGTAGACAAGATGCAGCAATAAACCAAGCAGGTGCATTAGCTGGTCAAGATTATTCAGACATACAACAATTAATGAATGTTGGAAAGATGGGTGAAGGATATGATAAACAAGCTCTAAATGCTGATATATCGAGATTTGAATATGGTCAAAACGCACCATATAACAAACTTTCTAATTATTTATCTGCTGCGTATGGAGCACCAGCGCCAGTTAATCAGACTTCAACACAATCAGGTGGGGGTAAATAATGAAACCAATGTTAGTAGGTGCAGGAATTGGTGCTATGTCATCTTTAGCAATGGGAAAAGATCCATTGTTGGGTGCAGCTTTAGGTGGTGTTAGTGGAGGTATGTTTGGTGGTGCAGAAGGTATTGGAAGTGGTTTTGGTATGGATTTTGGTTCTGCTTTAGCACCAAATGTTGGAGCTAATAGTGTAATGGCTGGAAATGCTTTAGGTCAAGGTGGATTAAATACTGTTGCAGGTCAAGGACTCATGAACGCATCAGCACCTTCAGTAGCAAGTTTAACACCTAATATAGGTAGCGTAGTAACTCCAGAATACGCTCCTAATTTATTAATGGATTCTGCGTATAATGCACAAGTAGCTCCTACTAGTATGTACACAGGTGATTTAAGTATGATGGCAAATCAAAATCTAGGTGGTGCAACTCCTATAGGTTTAAATAATTCTGTAACTGCATCTGGTGGTGGATATGATCCAAGTTTAGGTGCTGAACAGTTAAATTATCAACCTGACTTTACTCCAATTTCTGGAGCCGAACAAGGCACAGGAGGTTACGAACCTGTAAAAGGAATAATGGATTATCTAGGTGATTTTGTTCCGTCAGAACAAGACATGGGTCAATTAGCACTACAGCAAGGCGTAGAATATCTCACGCCAGAACAACAAAAAATATTGCAACATCAACAAGGATTAGCTATGACTGGAACCATACCTCAAACAGGATTTGGAATTGGTAATAGTTATATATCAAGAGCATAGGGGAAAACAATGGCAATAAATTTATTTGATTATTTTAAAGGATTAAATGCTTTTGGTGCAGGGCCTGGCCCAAGAACACAAAGCCTTTTAGATTCTAACTTAATAACTCAGGATGCAATAGATGCAGCTAATAAAAGATCAATAGGCACAGGCATTATGACAGGGTTAGCTAGTTATTTAGCACAACCAAAAAATCAAGGTTTTGGTAGTCCTTTACCATATTTAGGTAAATCTTATTTAGCAGCAAGTCAAGCTGCTCAAGCTCCGTTCCAACAAATAGCAGATAAATATTTGATGGACACACAACTTAAAGAACAACAAAGAATATTGGGCGAAAGAAATAAAACACAAACTGCTATTGATGCAATGATAGAAAATGATTCTTCATTAGCACATTTAAAAGAAGCACCATTGGCAATACAAACAACTGCTCTGAGCGAATATTTAAAAAATAAATTTAAAACAACAGCACAAAAAGCACCTACAAGTAGAACTTTAGAAATGCTTAATGACGCAGGTACTCCAGATGATACTACTGATGATTATTTAGAGAAAGTTGTACAAGAGTTTGATGACACAACTGGTAAATTTAAAGAAATTAATCGTTCACCTAAAGAAATATTAGCTGATCATGTTGAGTTTACAGATGAAGCAATAGAATTAGCAGCATCAGGTTTTATTTTAGATGGAAAATTACCACCTATGGGTAGAGGTAAGTCGGCTACTTCAGACAGAAGAAAGATAATTAATCGTGCTACTGAAATAATAAAAGAATCAGGAGGAGATCCAGCAGATGCAAGATATCAAGCTATTCTTAATAAAACAGAATTCAAATCAAGAGAAATAGCACTCAAAAACTTTTCAACTGGTGTAGAAGGCAGAAAAACTAGATCATTAAATACTGCAATGGCTCATTTAGAGTCAATGAAAGAATGGTCTATAGCTTTAAATAATAGTGATGTAAGAAAAATCAACGCTGTAAAACAAGAATTATCAAAAGAATTTGGTGACCCAGATGTAACCAACTTTGATTTTGCTAAACAAATTGTTGCTGATGAAGTTTTAGTTTCAGTAGTACAAGCAGGTGGCTCTATGCAAGAACGACAAGAATTAGCAGAATCTTTTGATAGAGCAAACACTCCAGATCAATTGTTAGGTGTAATTGAAACAGCTCACGAATTAATGGCAGGTCAATTAGAATCATTAGCACTACAATATGAATCTTCTGTAGGTAAAAAATTAGCTGAAAGAAATCCTTTTGTAGACAAACTATCACCTAAAACAAAAAAATTATTTGAAAAGTTTAGGATTGGTGCTGACACAGAATCCAAAAGACCTAAAAATGAACAAGTAGCATTTAGTTTAGAAAATCCTAAACCAGAAGATAAAGAATTTGTTGAAATGTATTTAAAAGACCCAAATAGCACAACAGGAAA